AATCGTCCCCCGCGATGCCGATACCAAATACATGGGCAATGAGCCACTGTGGCCCACCATGCCCGCAGATGATGCGGGGCGGCGCGGGGCCATGCTGCCGGCGTTCGCATGGTATAACTATTACTGCGACAGCAAGGACGCCAAAAAGTTCGTGGTAGATTGGATGACCCGCGAAGGATTCCCGGCAGCCGCATGCCAGCAAGTGGCCCGGGCCAACGAGCGTGACTTTTCCTATACCCCGGGTTGGCTGTGCCGTATGGCAGTCATGGGCTGGGTTCTAGACGAACGCGATCGTCGGGCCATTGCCGACTACATCCAGGCTGCGCAGGCCGCGAGCCAGCCCGAAGAAAAGTTAGAAGACAAACCCGCGGCAAACCGTCCCAACATCCAGGATCGCCTGCGCGAAAAAATGCTGGAAACCGGTGGTGACATCGAAGGCCTGTTTGATGATATGATCGCCAACGGAGCCCGCATGACCGCAGAAGTGCAGCCCATACATATCCTGCGCGAGCGCAATGTTGCGCCCCAGATGATCGGTGAGATCGCTGACCGCTGGCGCCGTGCTGCGGAAGAATTCCGTGAAGCTGCCGCGGGACTAGATGCTGATCTCGTGGAGGGCTACCGGCAATTCAACAAGATCCAGCTGCGCAACATGGTCAAGTTCGCCGAGCAGGTGATCGCGGACTGCGGTAGCTATGTGCAGATCAAAAAGGTCGAGCGCAAGCCGCGCAAGAAGAAAGCCGTGAGTCCGGAAAAGCTCACTGCGCGTTTCAAGTATCTCCGAGAATTCCCAGAATTGGGCCTCAAATCGGCCCCGGTTACGGATCTCGTAAATGCCCAAGAAGCCTGGCTCTACGATACCAAACGTCGCAAGCTGATCTACGTGGTGCACGAGGATCTGGCTGGGTCGTTTTCGGTCAAGGGCTCAAGCCTGATCGGGTATGATACCACGCAATCGGTGCGCAAGACCCTGCGCAAACCCAAGGAGCAGATCAAGTCCCTGATGGGCGTAGGCGCCCCGGCGGCTCGTAAAGTGTTCAAGGGCATCAAAAGCACCGAGACCAAATTCAACGGTCGGGGCAACGCGGACATGATCATATTGCGTGTTCGCTAGTCACTGAGATCGGCCAAAAACAGGGCTACAAAGCCCTGTTGCCTTGACAAGATTTGGGTAAATACTGTATCAAGGAATACACCATGGCCGAACAACAGCAAGACACACTGGCAACACTCAAACAAGAGCTCATAGATTATGTGAGCTTCCAGTTGGGTGGGCAAATCATAGATCTTGAGCTAGATCCCGAACACTACGAATCAGCATATCAGAAAACCCTGGGCACCTACCGCCAACGTGCGCAGAACGCCTATGAGGAAAGCTATAGCTTCATGTATCTCGTCAAAGACGAAAATATCTATCAGCTACCCCAAGAAGTCATGAGCGTACGGCAGATCTTCCGGCGCACATTTGGCGATGCCACAGGCCCTTTTGCATCAAACTTTGATCCGTTCGCCCAGGCCAGCTTGAACGTATATCTCATGAACTTCAACGTGGCCGGTGGTCTTGCCACATACGATTTCTACAGCCAATACGTAGAGCTAGCCGCCCGGATGTTTGGTGGTTATATCAACTACACCTTCAACCCGGTTACCAAAAAGCTGCAACTGATCCGTGACCCCAAAGGATCAAACGAAGCGATACTGCTCTGGACCTACAATCTCAAACCCGAGATCAATCTGCTTTCGGACATGCAGATCCGGCAGTGGATACGAGATTACATGGTGGCCAACTGCAAAATGATCATAGGTGAATCTCGCGAGAAATTCTCGACCATCGCCGGTCCCCAGGGCGGTGGTAGTCTCAATGGTACCCAGATGAAGACCGAGGGCCAGACCCAGATGGATGCCTTGATCGAACAGCTCAAGATGTATGTGGATGCTAGCCAACCCCTTACCTGGGTAATCGGCTAACGCTGATTTGACTAGCGCGTTGGTGGGCTCTATAATAGAGTCATGGCCGACGTGATGATTGACATTGAGGGGTTAGGTACCGGTCCCGACGCTACTATCCTGACCATAGCTGCGGTTGAATTTGATCCCTTGACTCGGGATAAATTAGGCCGACAATATTATGTGCGGGTAGATATGGAGAGCCAAGCCGATCGCAGGATCGAGCAAGGTACCCTGGAATGGTGGGCCACGCAACCGACTGTGATCCGGGAAGATGCTTTCCATGAAGAGGGTCGTCTCCCCTTGCGCGAGAGCCTAGAAGGTCTTACCCGGATAATCTGGCATGCGCGACGTGTCTGGGCGCAGGGCCCGACCTATGATATGACCATATTGGAACATGCCTACAAGAGCCTTAACATGGCCCTGCCCTGGAAATACTTCTCAGTCCGCGATAGCCGTACTCTGTTTGGCCTGGCGCCACAGCTAGAACGTTACCCGGCTAGCCATAATGCGCTGGAAGATTGTTGCTGCCAGATCGCCTTGCTCTGGGACGTTTTGGAATACCTCAAGATAAAGGAATTGAAATGATTATAGGCGTATGCGGATTGATAGGTAGTGGCAAGGACACCACGGCAGATTGTCTGGTAAACATATTCCAGTTCCGGCGTGATAGCTTCGCGGCCAGCCTCAAAGATGCGGTAGCTGCGGTGTTTGGCTGGGATCGTGAGCTGCTGGAGGGTCGTACCCGCAGGAGCCGTGAATGGCGCGAAGAAGTGGATGCCTGGTGGGCTGCCCGTTTGAATATCCCGCATCTCACCCCGCGTTGGGTGCTACAGAACTGGGGTACCGAGGTCTTGCGCCGCGGATTCCATGAAGATATCTGGGTAGCCAGCATCGAAAACAAGCTACGCCAGACCCAGGATGATGTGGTTCTTTCGGATTGCCGATTCCCCAACGAAGTCGCGGCCCTGCGCCGCAGTGGTGGATATGTGATACGCATCGTCCGTGGTCCCGATCCCGAATGGTTTGGTACCGCGGCCTACGATCCCGATCTCATGCCCCAACGCTATCCTGAGGTGCATGCCAGCGAGTGGGCCTGGGCTGCTACCGAGTTTGATCGCACGATCTACAACAATGGTACCCTAGACGAGCTCTACGACCGCATCAACGGTCTGGTGCGAGATCTCCGGCACGCCAGGGAAGATCGCTCCTAGCCACTTCTATGGCGCAGTTCTGGCAGATGCTGCGCAGATTCTTGAGTTCTGAATTGGTGAGTTTACCGTCCATGTGGTAAACCAAGATCTGGGCGCTATAACGGGCCCGGAATCCGCACTGATCACAGACCATTTTCTTACGATAGCCTGACAATTGCCAGCGCGGTATGGGTGGTTTGATTCCACGGTTCCGCCGCTGGCAGTGCTCACACCTCCGGCGGTAATGTACGCGACCTTCGCGGTGATAATTCACTGCGCAGGGTCTCTGCTGGCAAGCTTGACATAGTGGGCGGGACACGGTGTATTTACTAGCGAACCTTTGCCAAAGGGCGTTCTAGCACACCATTTTTCGTGGGTTCCCATAAATATCTGTACTACTTTTTTCAAAGGAATCCAAACATGGCCCTGATTTCCCCTGGCGTAGAAGTAACTGTAATTGACGAAAGCCAATATATCCCATCGGCAGTCAACACAGTACCTTACTTCCTGATCGCTACTGCTCAAAACAAAGTTTCCGGTGACGGTGTCACTGTGGCTGCTGGCACCACTGCGGCCAACGCCAATAAAACCTATTTAATCACCAGCCAGCGTGATTTAGTGGCTACTTTTGGTGTTCCGTTTTTCTACAACACCACCACTGGTACTCCCATCAATGGTTACGAACTCAATGAATATGGACTGTTGGCTGCTTATAGCGCATTGGGAGTGACCAATCGTTGCTATATCCAACGTGCCAACATCAATCTCACTGAACTCACTGCCAGCTTGGTCCGTCCCACGGGCAATGCCAACAATGGTACATATTGGTTGGATACTTCAACCACCCAGTGGGGAGTCCAGGAGTGGAACCAATCCACAGCTACCTTCACAGTCAAGACCCCGTTGGTCATAGTTGATACCGAATATGTAGTTGATGCTGCTGGCGGCGATTATACCCCAGTCGCTTCATACGGCAGCATCGGTGACTATGCTGTGGTGGCTTTGAGTGTGCCCATGTATGGTTATTACAAAAACAGCAGCAACACCTGGGTATTGGTGGGCAGCGACGAGTGGAAGACCAGCTGGGCCACTATTACCGGAACCGCAACCCCTAGCAGCCTGACTTCTGGTGCAAACATGTATATCAACGGTACCCTGGTCACTGTGGGTGCTGGTTCTACTGCGCTGACCGTGGCAGGCTTTGCCACAGCGATCAACAATGCCAGCATCAATGGTGTGACCGCAGCAGCATCGGGCGGCAAATTGAAGCTTTATGCTGATAGCTCTGCGACCAACGACGGATCATCGGGCGATGGTGGTATTATTACCATAGAACCTGGTACCAATCTAGGTGCAGCACTGTTGGCGGCCCTGGGTATCACTGCCAACACTTATCTGGCACCCACATACCTAGCATCATACAGCTATCAAGCACCGCGTTGGAGAACCACTGACACAGCACCGCATCCCACGGGATCAGTCTGGAACAATCTCAGCACAGCCAACAATGGTCTGGATATCCGTATCAAGAAATGGAGCGCGACATTGGGCGAGTGGATCGCTCAGAAAACTCCGGCCTATGATGGAACTTCGGCTGCTTTATATGGCCTTGATCCAGTCAATGGTGGTCGTACCATTCCGGTAGGAACCACGTACATCAATCCCGCGGCCAATTACTATGATACCACACCGCTGCATACCATGTGTTTTGAGATCTTGGAACAATATGCGTTTGGTCAGACCATAGTAACTGGTACCACTACACCTACTGGCAATGCGTTTACCCCCGGCAATACTTTCACTCTGAGTGGTAGCCAACCAGGAACTACCAGCAGTGTTTCAGCCACAGTTACCATAGGTGGCACTGGAGCAGTGTCGGACTTTGTTGCAGCAGTCAGCGCAGCGGCCGTTCCCTATGTCAGTGCTTCGGTCAACAGCGCCGGCAATATCGTGTTCACACACAGCGCCGGCGGCCAGATCACATTACAACCGCTGACCGGTATACCGATTACCACAGCAGGGTTCAGTCTATCTACGCCCAAAGTCAGACAATCGTTTACCACAGCAAATCGATTGATACTGAGCAATTTGGTAACCACCCCGCTGTTCACCTATACGGCCAGTGACACCGCCCCGGATCAAGATCCTGCAGATGGAACCCTGTGGTATTATAGCACAGCCAC